AGTTGGGAAACAAATATAAAAGCTGTTGGCGACGGAGCCGTAGAGCTATATCATAATGGCACTAAGAAGCTTGAGACTACTGCTGACGGTGTCAAACTACCTGTTAGTGGTGCAGATAAAAAAAGCTCAATAAAACTTGATGGAACTAATGGAAGTAGTGAGCTTCAAGGTGTAATTTTAGAAAGCGATGGAGAAAATGCACTATTCCATATTAAAGCAGCTGCTGGAGGAGGTACACCTTCAGATAAATTTACAATAAATGCAATAAGTGGAAACTGTGGTATAGGGACAATAAGTCCCGATACATTGCTCGATGTATCCTCCTCCGATGATGCTGTAGTAAGAATACAGTCAGAAGGTTCTGATGCTACAGATGACGCAAGGTTAGAAATAAAAACAACAAATGGAACTTTTATCATCCAAAATGATAGAAGTATTGGAACAAGTGGAGCATTAACTTTTGCTGGTAATACTTCTAATAATTTAGTTATAGATCATGATACTGGAAACGTAGGTATCAACGAAACTGCACCAACAGGTACTACTCACATAAAATCTCATAGCAATGGTTGGGAAGGTGGCATTTTATTAGAAGAACAAAATGCTACTACAGGATGGGCTATTCACCCAGATAATAGTGATGAGTTAATGATTGGTCGAAATACTGATACTTCATCATCTACCTCAACTCATATAGCTAGTTTTACAACAGATGGATTAAAATTAGCAAGCGGTAAAGGTATTGACTTTAGTGCTACTGCTGATGGTTCTAGTTCTCCTAATGAGCTACTAGAAGACTATGAAGAAGGTTACTGGGATATGACTTGCAACAATACTTTGCGCACTACTCATGACAGAGGTTGGTACGTCAAGGTTGGTCACATGGTTACTTGTGGTGCTTATGTGCAAAGTGATCAAACTACAACTAACACAGATGCTTTAACATTTACGTTACCTTTTGCTACTTCTGCTGCACCAGTTGGAGGAGATACTGGATGGATTGGTGCTTGCTCTACCAATAATTTTATTTTTGATACTGGCAGGACTCAAACTGTTATATCCGCAGGTGATGGGTCATCAATATCTACTATAAGACAAATGGGAGATTCAGTAACTTGGGTAGCTATGGGGCGAAACCAATTTACAGACGGAAGATTGATGCAATTCACAATGACATATAAGTGTGCATAAAGTTCTAGACCGTTAGCAAGTCTCAAAACTACGCCATAAACCTGTCTATATCGGAGATATACCCTAAATGGCATTAACAGAAACACAAGAGAACGACAAAATAGAGATCGTCAATAAATGGAACATACAAGTAAGGTCCGCACAGATTATTAAAAAAGATGGTGTGGAACTTACTCGTTCCTTCAGTAGAAAAGTATTAACACCAGGAACACTTGATGCAAGTGATAACCTAGTTGATACAAACATCAGTTCAGAAGATGCAGACGTACAAGCAATCTGCAACGCTGCATGGACTACACAAGTCAAAGCAGACTATAAAGCATTCTTAATAGCAAATAAACTTTCATAAAAATGGCAACAAAAACTTGGCAAGTCAACACCCTTCAACGAGAACTAGCTGATGGGTATGTAAACAAAGTAATCTACCGTGTTAACGGTGAAGATGGTACTTATAACTTCAGAGCAACTGGTGAAGTAGATCTTCCTAAGCCTGATACTCTAGTACCTTATGCAGACCTTACAGAAGAAACAGTACTCGGTTGGGTTAAAGCAAAACTAGATGCAGATAACGATGGCACTGTAGCTGCAATTGAAACTGCTGTAGAAAATGGTGTAAACGAACAGAAAACTCCAACCCACGGTGTCGGTAAACCTTGGTAGGATAAACATACCTACTTCTCCTAAATCTCTACCTACGATGGAAATCGAGTTTAAACCACCTACAGCTAGGTTTCCATCATATCAGCCCATGGTGATCCCTCCGAGCGATCTGGAGGCTCCTGAAGGGGTAAAGGCAGAGGCTACAGATGAACCAGTAGCTCCTAGCCTTCAAATACCTGTTATTGATATACAGATGCCGTTACCAACTGCAGAAGTAGTAGCAACTGCTACCTATGCAGCTGTAGCAGCTGTAGCAACAACCACCTTAGCTACACCTTTCTTTGATCAAATAAAGAAGAAACTAACTAAATTCCTACAAGGTAAAATTGATAAATGGAAGCAAAAATCGAAGAAAAACCAAAAGGATTCTTTGGAAAATTAAAAGAAAATGTAGATGACCATGAAGAACAGATGGTTATCTTAGGTGCAATGGTGCGTCTAGGAGTAGTCGTTTGGAGTGGATTTATCATTACTTTGAACTACGTAGAATTACCTATGGTTAGAAAGAGTCCAGGTGGGGATATAACTTTCCCTGCCAGTATTTTTACAGGAGCTTTAGCAACTTTTGGATTATCTACTGGTAATGGTAATAAAAAGAACGATAAGGAAAAACCAAAACAATGAAGAAATGGTTAATCCTCTTATTACTGGCATCACCCACGGTAGCGAGAGCAGAATTAGTAACCCCAAATTTCACCCAGGGTTCGATGAACAGTACAACAACTATGACCCAAGAAATCGTCGAGGAAATAACGACAACAACATATGGGTCAGCATTAAACAAATGGAGTGGGGAAAATATAACCCATGCTTCAGCCTCTTCAGGAGGTATAGCAGATTCAGATTCAATCTTTACTCTACATACAGCTGGAGATCCCTTTTCTTTAGAAGTGGTAACAAGAGCAGCAAGTCAGGTATTATCAGTAGAAGTAATAGACAGAACTACAGACATTACTGCTACTACTACCTCCTTATCAGTCTTCTCTCAATAGCACCCGTACGTGCTGAAGAAGGTGATAAAAATGTTAGTAATCCAGTTGCAGCTGCAACAGGTAATGTAACTAATCAGGCGGTGCAATTCCAGAATAATGGAGCACCATCTAGACAGCATTACGGTCCTAATATAAGCTGCAATGGAGCTACAATGACATTCTCTCCATTCTATATGGGTAATCACACTACCCCGTTCGATGAGACTATGACACAGCAAACTTACACTGTAGCTGAGAACTGGGGTGGTCAGATTAACTTTATGATACCACTCGATAGAAAGGGATTAAATAGATGTCGCAGTATAGCAGCAAGACAAGAAGAGAAGATGAGATTAGACTATGAATTAGTTAGAGCCTTAAAGTGTGCAGAATTGCAGCAGAAAGGCTTCATGATTATGCCTAATACTCGTGTATCTTCTATGTGTAGTGATATCATACCTATTAAGACATGGAAGACAGCTGTTAATAAAGTATTGAAATGTAAAATACCGCCTAAACCATGGTATAAGCCATGGAGTAAACCTAAAGAAACTTGTAACATGAGTACACTAAATCCTTTTAAACCTGACGTTGTAACACCAAGACAGAAGACTTCATTAGAACTTTCTATAGAAAAACAAGCGAAAGAAGCAGCTGAAGCTAAGAAATCAGAAGAATCTAAATCTGAATAATTATGGCTAATAAAATTGTACCTGGGCCAAAGGATGATCACTATGCTGAACCTAAAGGTACTAAATTTCAAAAGCTTTATCTAAAGAAGAAAGGCTGGGCTAAAAAGAAAAAGAATAGATCTAAATTAGCTGCTGCTAATAATATTAGAAGTTTAACTGAATCAGGGTTTGGATTAAATATCCCTCTTTCTGATTGGAAAGATATACCATCAGGAATTAAAAACGATCCTGATTTCATCAAACTACGATTAAAAAGACTCAAAGCTAAAAAGAAATCTAAAGAGAACTATGGCTAAAGCCAAAGAAGAAAAGTTTGATGAGTTACATAACCTTGTCACTAACGAATTCCTAAAACGAGTTCGTAGTGGTGAGGCTACTACTCAAGACTTAAAAGCAGCCTGTGATTGGCTTAAGACTAATGACATAACAGGCGTTGCTTATGAGGGCAGTCCTATGGACAAGCTTAACCGTATCCTACCTAAAGTAGACCCTGAACTAGTACAACGGAGGTTATATGGCTCCAAGACGGGCTAAGAATCCTGGTAAGACTTCTAGATACTACCAATCCGCTAAAGGTAGGAAGTCTTACGCTAAACAGAAAAGAAAACAAAAGAAGATTAACAGTACGGCAGCTAAAAGAGCATACCGTAGACTCCTGTCTCGTAAACGTAGGAAACTAGGTATTATGGGTAAAGGTGGTAAGGATGTGTCTCATAAGGGTAACAGACTTACACTAGAAATACCTAAGAAGAACCGCGCTAGAGGCGGTGCTAAAAGGAGGTAATTATGGAAGAAATTGAAAGTGATATAGTTAAACAGAAACAACTTCGTGATGCTCAAGAGAATCAAGAGTTCGATAAAGATGTCGAGGCTTATCGTAAAGGTCAGAAGAATTTAACTGATGAAGAGCGTCTTGAAAGGATGAAGGATATAACTGCTAAGAGAAAGCAGTTGAAAGATAACTTATTAAGTGCTATTACTGTAGCTACTAATTTTGCAACTGATACTATAGAAGATGCTAAAGAGTTTAGACCTTGGTATGATGTTGGTGGTAATATTGGAGCATTAGGTGCAAGAGCTATAGAAGCGACTATACCAACTACTCCACAAGAACTACAAGCTGAATTAGTAGAACTTAAAGCATCAGGTGCTGCATATCCCGCTTTAAAATTAGCAAAAGAAATACCTATAGTTAAAAAGGGTTTAGGTAAACTTGATGAAGCTACAATTAACTTAAGAAAAAATCTTTTAGCATCAATTAGAGGAGATCGAATACTTCCAGATGGTACTATTTTAAAGTCTGAAAAATTGGGTAGAAGGCAAACTAGAGCTAAAACTGGTAAGTGGTTAAACACTCCTGATAGAACTAGAAAGAAAATATTGGAAAATAAAATTACACCTACTTTAGAAGAATTAGATCAAGCAGTAGTAAGAGGTGGTAACGAAGTTCAAGGCTGGAGATATGATAGATCTAGTGTTCAAGGTTTTAGTGATGATTTAGCTAAACAACTTCAAAAAGAATTTGGCGGTACTGATGCTCAAAGAGATGCTTTCCAAACTTTACAGAAAAAAGCAAAATTTAATTTAAAGAAAGATATAAAAGCTCTTAATAAAAAAATGAAGTTTGATTATCTTGAATTTGCAAATACAGCAGTACTAGAAGGTGAAAGATTAGGTCGTAAGCTTACTGATGAAGATATATATGAAATATTTCTTGCTATGGCTAGTAATCCAAAGAATGCAGATATGTTTGATTTAGGTCATAATATTTCTGCTAAAAATATAGCTAGACAGAAAAGAAAAGGTAAGCTAACTACTGCTGACTATAAAAGTAATATGGATATAGAAATTAAAAAATCTATTAAGGATTTAATTTTTAGAGAAAATAAATCTGGTGAAATTATACCTGCATCAAGGCAACCTATGGAAACTACTACTAAGGCCAAAGATTCTAATGTATTAAGAACTGTTGAAAAAGGTAATATTGCTCGTGGTTCTAGAACAGATTCTCCTAAAGTAATTCAATTATTACAAGGAGTAAGTCCTAATGTAGAAACAGAATATGTAAGATTCTTAGATCCTCAGTTTGATAAAATTCTAACAGACATTATACCTCAAGAAAACCA